TGGTAAAGTAGAATTTACTGAAGATACTCCTATGGATAAAGATGATGAAGATAAAGGTGAAGTAAGTCAAGACCCTGTTCAAGTTCAAGGACCTGATGGTATGGATGATGATTCTGATAACCAACTTCAGGAAAAATTCCAATCTAAAAGTCAACAAAAATATTTCTTTACTAGATGTAATGATAAATCTCAACCTAAAAAAATTAGAGATAAGTGGTGTAGAATGTCGGATGAATTTGCTCAAGATACTAAATTTGATAAATTACCTGAAAAGAAAAAAGAGTCAAAAGAAAATTTTAGTTTTGACGATTACACTAAAAAAGTGGGTTCAGCGTTGGCGGGTGGAATGAAAAATAATTTGACTAAAATATCTCCAAGCGTTACATTTGGTGAAAGCGAAATAGAAAAACAAATTATGAGATTAGTTGAGAAACATATTACACCTAAAATGTCTAAAAAAGATTTTTTAAATTTAATTGGTGAAGATACAAAAACTGCTCCGGCAAAACCAAAAGTAAAACCGGGTACAAAACCGGGAACAGATTCTCCATACAAACCTAAACCGGGTGTTAAACCAGCACCAAAGGCGAAAAAAGAAATGGACGAAGACACAAAAACGGCACCTGTAAAACCAAAAGTTAAACCAGGTACTAGACCAGGAACAGATTCTCCGTACAAACCTAAACCGGGAGCAAAACCTGCACCTAAAGCGACTACTGAAGAATTACCAAATTGGTTATCTTTTGATAGTTTAGGACTTAAAATTGTTTAATCATGAGTTTAAATGTAAAAATGGAAAATATCTTAAAAACCAAAAATAAATTAGAAAAGAAATTAATCGAAGGTACTATCACTAGAAATGAACGTTCGTTATTAAAAGAGATTAAAAACAATTTAGTTGAAGCACCAATTGATTATGAAGGTCCGGAAAGAATGGAGCCAGGTATTGAGAGAAAAATTACGTCAAAACAAACTCCATATAATGAACATCCAGCTTTACCTAAAGAAGGTGATAAAGATTATATTGAAGTAATTTCTTCTAAACGTTTTAAAGACTCTGTTGATAAAGTAAGAAGATACTTGGGTGATACAACGGCTATTCAAGGAAATAACCCAATGATGGGTCTAATGTCGACTGTAATGAATGGTTTACAACAAATCATTCGTGTTGAATCTCAAAATAAAGAATATCTTGAAAGATTAGCTGTTAATTTAGTAGTTAAAGAACTTGGAATACCCGAAGGGTCTTTACAGTTTGACGCTAAGTTAGTTCACGGTCCTTTAGCAGCGGCTCAAGGTATGCAAACAGAACCTAAACAACCTAGTGATGATGAAATCAAAGACGCATTTAAAAAGGCAGAAGACCATTCTGAAGAGTTGGAAGATTTTGCAGATGAATTTGAAAAGTTTAATTTAGAAAAAGCAAAAAGAAGATTAATTAATTCATTAATACAAGGGGCGGCATTTAAAGGTGGTCATATGTATGTATTGGTGAGTGATGAATTAGAAAGATTAGACCCAAATTTACTTAACCAATATGGTGTTACACAAGCACTTATGGAACATTTATACTGGTTATACCCTGATATGGAAAATATGGCTGGTTCAGGTGGAGGACAAATGGGTCAAAGTGAAGTGGACGAAGAAACTGACCCACCAACAGTTAAAGCACGAGCAATGACGTTCCCGTTATTAGTTCATGAATTAGTTAAAGGTGTTTATGAAGTATTTGGTACACATGGTTTACCTGATGACCCAAAACAAGCTGAAATGGTTTTAGGGGCTGAAGATACATTACCTGCTGAAATATGGGATTCTAGATTAGGACCAATATTTTGGGAAAAATTTTTAGAGGCGTATCCTGATAAATTGTTTGATGATGATATGAAACACATCCAACATTATTTATTTGTGAGATTCTCAAAACTATCAGCACAAGAGTTTTTAAGAGTAGCTAAACTAATATTAGAAGGAAACCCACAAGGTGCTCAATTTATTCAAAGAATGGTTGACGAAATCGTTAATGATTTGAAAAAAGACGAGTATAATGATAAAATGGGTGACGATGAAGATGATGATGACTACGGTGACGACGACTTGGATGATTTTGATTTGTCGGCACTTGGGTTCTAAAAACCAAACCGACTTATGTCAAATTTAACAAAAGAACAGATATTAATAGAATACGTAAAATGTAGTAGAGATGTTGAGTACGCACTTAGAACGTATTTAGAAACATACGATAACACGGTTAAAAAATATGTTCCGTTGGAACTTTTTCCTGACCAATTATCTTTATTACAAGATTACGAAGAATACAATGAAAATATTGCATTAAAGTACAGACAAGCCGGAGTATCAACAGTTACTGCGGCTTGGATGTCACGAAAACTTGTATTTGCAAGAAAAGAAACTCCTGAAAAAATATTGATTATTGCCAATAAGTTGGATACATCATTGGAGATGGCAAACAAAATTAAAGCGTTTGTTGCTCAATGGCCGACTTGGACAGGTGTTGATTTTGATAAAGCTAAAAATTCCCAAAAACATTATAAGTTAACAAATGGGTGTGAGGTTAAAGCCGTTGCGACATCTAAAGATGCCTTGCGTGGATTTACCCCCACTATACTTGTATTTGACGAGGCGGCGTTTATCGAAGCCGATAGTGACTTTTGGGCTGCTTGTATGGCGTCCCTATCTACGGGAGGTAAGGTAATCGTTGTTTCAACCCCTAATGGTTACGACCCTATTTACTACGAAATATACGACCAGGCATTACGTAATATGAATGACTTCAAGATTACGGAGATGTTTTGGTATCGTGACCCACGTTATACTAAAGATTTATTTTTAGTTAAAACGGATGATATTATTCATTTCTTATTGAATAAAGAAGATTACAATCCTGATGATTTTCTTGATTGGTCTAAAATACCCTATGAGAATAGAAACTATAAAGAATTAAGAGTTCTTATGGATGCCGGATATAAACCTTGTTCATCTTGGTTTGAGGCGATGGTTAAAAAACTTAAATACGATAAACGTAAAGTGTCTCAGGAGTTAGAATGTAACTTTTTAGGTTCGGGGGATAACGTATTTGATTCTTTAATGATGCAAAAAATTCGTGAAAACATGGTACTTGAACCTAAATCTAAAATGATGGGTAATGCTCTTTGGATTTGGAAAGAACCTATTGTTGGTCACAAATACATTATGGGTGTGGACGTTTCTCGTGGGGATTCAGAAGATTTTAGTTCATTTCAGATTGTTGATTTTGATGAGATGGAACAAGTTGCGGAATATGTTGGTAAATTACCTCCGGATACTATGGCGGAGATTTGTCACAAATGGGCAACAATTTATTCTTGTTTTGTGGTTATTGATATCACCGGTGGAATGGGGGTTTCAACCGCAAGAAAACTTCAGGAAATGAATTATAAGGATTTATATGTTGATGGTGTTGATTCTGCAAACAAATGGAAATACGACCCAAAAGCGTTAGAAAAAATACCCGGAATTAATTTTAATAATAAAAGGGTTCAAATTATTGCTTCGTTTGAAGAAGTTATGAGACACGGATTTAGAATTTATAGTTCTCGTTTATACAATGAAATGAATACATTTATATATGTTAATGGTCGTCCTGACCACCAAAAAGGACATCATGACGATTTAATTATGTCAATTGCCATGGCTACATATGTTGCCGAATCGTCATTTAGTAAACTAACTAAGGTAACTGAACACACTAAAGCCATGATTGATTCTTGGGCTGTTAGTAATAACGATAATGTTAGTGAGTCTTTAGCCTTTAATCCTGTAATACCAAATACTCGAGAAAGGATTGGTCAATTTAGCAACGGTAACATAAGTAGAGACGATTATATGAGATACGGCTGGTTATTTGGTACTAGATAATATTTATCAAATAAACATAAATGGGTACTACCGATAGAAAAACCTCTTCTTTAAATAATAGTATTACGTTTGATGCAAATGCTGATTTGTATTCAAACGCTTTACTGAACACTGGTGTTGGAAAATCCGGTGGTTTTGAGAATAGAAAAAAATCGGGTAATGCTATTGCGGGGTCAACAATGGTTGTACCGGGGCAAAACATTTTAAATTATAGAGTTGAGTCAGTTTTTAAACCTAGTGGTGGTGGACTTAATTTTGCGTCAGAATCTATTATATTTACCGCATTAAATGTAAGTACTACCAAAGGTGGTGGTTTTGAGAATAGAAAAAAATCAGGAAAAATTTTCGCAGGTTCAAGAATGGTAGTTCCGGGTCAAGATATTTTAAGTGTTAAAGTATTTGAACCTGAATTTAAGAAACCTAAAACGGTTGATATCTTTAGTGGTGCACTTCCACCTACATCAACACCTGAACCTACACCAACTCCAACACCAACTCCACAACCAACGAGTACGCCAACACCGACACCAACACCTACAATGACTCCGTCACCAATTGTTGAGATTTGTTACTTGGCAACTGAAGACTTCATCCGTATTGTTGCTGAAAATGGAGATAATTTAATTGTTGATTGTAACCCTTTCCCAATACCTGTACCACCAGTAAATTATCCTACACCAACCCCCACACCAACCATCCCATGATAATATTTGATTAATCTCAACTATTTATTAAAATAAAAAAATATTTAAATTTTTCATATGGAAAACAATCAAAATAATGATTTAACGGTTTGGCAAAGGTTATCCAAAGCTTTTGGACCAAATTCGTTATTGAATCAAGATTATCCCGTATACAAGTTAGATAAGAAGGAGTTATTAAAAACTACATCTAAAGATGAATACGAGAGAGAAAAATTACAGGCACAACAAACTTATTACTTAGCCAATCAATGGACTAAAATTGAAAGTAATTTATATACTCAAGCGGTATATTATGAACCAACTCGTTTAGCATCATTTTATGATTATGAATCTATGGAGTATACTCCTGAAATTTCTGCAGCATTGGACATTTATGGTGAAGAATCAACGACTGTTGACCAAAATGGATATATGTTACAAATTTATTCTGAATCAAAAAGAATTAAGGGTATATTGACAGACTTATTTAATAATGTTTTAGATTTAAATACAAATTTACCTATGTGGACAAGAAATACTTGTAAATATGGTGATAACTTTGTGTATCTAAAATTAGACGCGGAAAAAGGAATTGTTGGGTGTATGCAATTACCAAACATTGAAATAGAACGTTTGGAAAGAGGTATGGCAGCAAAATCTGCAAATGTTGAAGAACCAGCGGATAGTAAAGGTTTGCGTTTCAAATGGAAGGCTAAAGACATGGAGTTTAACTCTTGGGAGATTGCTCACTTTAGATTATTAGGTGATGACAGAAAACTTCCATACGGAACATCTATGTTAGAGAAAGCTAGACGTATTTGGAAACAATTATTACTTTCGGAAGACGCGATGTTAATATATAGAACTTCAAGAGCACCTGAAAGACGTGTGTTTAAAGTCTATGTTGGTAATATGGATGATAAAGATGTTGAACCGTATGTACAACGTGTTGCTAATAAATTTAAAAGAAGTCAAGTAGTTGATTCTCAAACAGGTAATGTTGATATGAGATTTAATCAAATGGCCGTTGACCAAGATTACTTTATTCCTGTTCGTGACCCTGCGGCACCAAGTCCAATTGACACCTTACCGGGAGCTCAAAATTTAGCGGAGATTGCCGATATTGAGTATATTCAAAAGAAATTATTAACGGCACTTCGTGTACCTAAAGCGTTTTTAGGATTTGAAGAAGTTACTGGTGATGGTAAAAATTTATCTTTAATGGATATTCGTTTTGCAAGAACAATCAACAGAATTCAAAAATCTATGATTGCGGAATTAAATAAAGTAGCTATCATTCATTTATTCTTATTAGGGTTTGAGGACGAGTTATCAAACTTTACTTTGGCACTTACAAATCCATCGTCTCAAGCTGACTTATTAAAAATTGATATTTGGAAAGAGAAAATTTTATTATATAAAGACGCTGTTGCGGCAATCGAAGGTATTGCACCGGTATCCGTTACTTGGGCTAAGAAACACGTATTAGGATTCTCTGATGAAGAAATTAAATTAGATTTACAACAACAACGTATTGAAAAAGCGGTTGGGGCTGAATTAACTAATACGGCTACTATTATCACTCACACAGGAGTATTCGATACTATTGATAAATTATATGCAAGTAAATCGGGTACAACCGCTGTTGGGGCGTCTGCACCGGCACCACCTGAAGGAGGTGGGGGTAGTTTAGGTGGAGGTCTTGAATCTGATTTAGGTGGTGAACCTGAACTTGGTGGAGCACCTGAACCTGCAGAGGCTCCTGAACTTGGTGGAGCACCACCACCGGGAGGTGAGGCAGAAATAACACCTGAATCCACAAAACGAGATAATCTGAATATATTATTAGAA